AAGTTTCATATAACAGATGATAAAGTTAAAAAAGCATTTAGAGATTGGAATAAAGAAAAATTAGAACTTGCACGACAAGCTACAAGTTTTGGAGGTCGTAGGTTACTAGGTGTAACAGATAACAATATACCAATTTTTGCATCATATGAAATAGATAAAAAAACATTAACGTTAACTTTAAAATTAACACATAGTATAGATACTATACGTAATTCTAAGTATTGTCCTAGACGTATTACATTAGGTACTAATGAAAATCTAAATAATTTAGAGTTTGCTATGCGTCCTGCTAGTAAATTAGACCATGGTGAGATTACTGATAAAAGTATTGATTACCTTGAGAAATTAATAACTATGGTTGAATCAAGCAGTATAGGTAAAGTTAATGGTAAATGTAGTACACAATTGTTTATGCATGTGTCTAACTTTATTCATGCTGGTTCACCAGAAACAGGTAAGTTTAGATGGCATGATGTAATGAAAACCTGGAATATGCCATCAGGACAGTACTTAACTATTTATGGATAGTCTTTCAGAGATAAGAAAAGAAGCTATGGAGCGTGCTAATGGACGCTGTGAATGGGCTTATTGTAATGATGATAAGTGGTTAGAGTTAGCACACATACAGGGTATAGGTATGGGTGGTAATAAAAAACGTAAATATGACATAAATAATGTATGTATATTATGTAAGTATCATCACGATATTTATGATGGTCGTAGACCTAACGGAAGTAAACGTGCATATAGAGATTTATTACAAGGTTTTTTAAAAAGAAAAGCTTCAGAATAAACTACGGACGTTAGTTACCTAATTTATTGTAGAACTTATTCCATTTTTTAGCAGAATTATAATTTGATTGAGCTTTAACATAAGCTTTGTCTGCTTCTCTATATAAAGAATCTGAGTCTGCAGTAGTAAGTTTATCACCATGTTGTCCTATAACTTTATAGTATTGTTTATAAGTACCTTCATATTGGTTACCTTTTTTTAAAGCAGCATCACGCATAGCTAGATGTTGTTTTTTTCTAGCTTTTAATTCTTTTTGACCAAGACCTTTATAACCTTGACCAACTAGATTATCTAGTGATGACATTTTTCTAGGTGTACCGTCTTTTTTACTAGGCATTATCTGTTTAACTTTGTTCCATCATTATTACTATTACGGTCATTCCAAATTTTAATAACAACATCTTTTAAATCTTCTTTAGGCATAGCATTAGGTTTTCTATTAGAACCTGTTGAAGGATAATAAGGCATTGGTTCAGCTTGTGCTGGTGGTTTAGGTCTATTTGGTTTAGGTCCAGGTTTAGGTAAAGGTTTACGTGGTTGTGTTTTAGGACGAGTTTTTTTAACTGTAGATTTTCCAGCACCTGTAATATGTTTAGTTGATTTAGCCATTATGGATTTAATTTTGTTCCATTATTTTTTACGTTTCTATCATCCCATACTTTTAAAGTTGGATTATCCATTTTAACTTTGTTAGGATTAGGTATATCAATACCAGTAGTAATCTTTAAAACACCTTTAGCAAATGTTGTTATAGGATTATCAGCACCACCTGGTAACCAACCTTTATTATATTTTTTATCCCAATCATAATAGGTCATACGTTTTGTTTTACCTTTTCCACCACCTTCAATTCTTGGTACATTAGGCATATTATTTACTCACTTTCTTATCTACGACTGCTAATTGTTTTTTAGCAAATTCTTTTATTACTACTAACGAAGCAGAGGCACCTGATATTGCAGCAAGTTGTACTGTGTTAATATCAACACCTACTAATGGAGCAACTGTTAACGCACCAAGGAATGCTTGAACAAATGTCCATAATGTTTTTTCTAATACTAATTTATATTCGTTACTCATTAGTAACCTCCACTTCTACGTCCTGGAAAAAACTGTTCTAAGAATTTATCTGCAGAACCTTTTGTCATCATTGGTATACTTAACATATTAGTCTTTTTCATTACAGATTGTGCAGCTTTTACAGCTTTACTTGCAGCAACAGCAGCAGCTACTTCATCCAAACCTCTAGCTAAACCTTTTTGAAATGCTTTTTGATAATTAATATCTGTTTCCAAAACTGCTTTAGGTAAATCAGTTGGTTTAGTATTTTTAGAACCAGCAACTACATTACCAGCTCCATATTTAGTTTTAAAAACTGCTCGTGACCTATCACCAGAACCAACACCTGGTTGTGGTTTAGGTTCACCAAAACTTTCATTTATATCAGATTGACTAATACCTTCTGGTAACATATTAGGGTCTGTTAATGTAACTTTTTTACCTAGTACATTTTCCCACCATCCAAGACCTGTTTTTCCAGAACTTAAGTTTTGATTTTTCATTGTAGTTTGATTAAAAAAATCACCTTCTCCTTTTGTTAAATAATCAAGTTTGTCATATTCTATAGTTGAAGGTTTAGCTGTTGTAGAATATCTAGGGTTAGGTTGTGATGAAACACTATATGTTTTATTAGCTGTTCCTGGTTCTATAGGTAATCCTTTACCTTCTCCTAATCTTAAACTTGTATCTTTAATACCAGCTGAATATCTTTCAGATTTTACTATATCTAATCTTGGTGCATTATCCATAATTATTGCTTTACCTTTTGCTGAATTGTAATAATCTACTTTATATTTTGTTACAAGTTTATCTATTGTATAATCTCTTGCATTTAAATTAGCTTTAGCTTTATTCATTATTTGTTCTGAAATAGGTTTTTTAGATTTAGGACTAGGTTTAAAATTATCAGATACTTGAGCAATTTCTTTTTGTAAAGCATTGTTATAATTTTTTTCTGCTACTTTTCTAAATTCTTTTGTTATACCAAATTCTTCTAAATCTTTATCAAATCTACCAAAAGTACCTTGACCCTTAAATATATCTCCAGTTTCTTTAGTACCTTTAGGTACTTGATTTATTGCTGCAGATATATCTTGTCTTGGTCTAGCTACATCAGTATCAAATTTACCAGTATATTTAATTGAATCTTTTGAACGTTTAGAAGGTTTTTTCATAAGACCTTCTTCATTTATAGCAAGTTCTCTATCTACGGCATCTAGTCCTTGACCTTGAGTAGCTCTGTCATAATTAATTTCTCTAGCAGTTTGTTCATATGAAGTACCCATTTGCATTTTAGATATTTCAATATCTGATTCTAAATCTACAATAATTTCGTTATAGTATTCTCTATAAGTTTTAGGAGTACCATCTTCTTTAAAAAATTCTTGATTAGTAACAAGTTTATCTCCAGTTAAACCTTTACGTTTTGCTTTTTTCATTTCATATTCGAAATCAATATCAGCAGATTTTTTTCTAATAGCATCTACTTGAGGGTCACCTGTAGGTATAAATTTTTTAGGACCTTTAGATACTGTCATTGGTTCATCAACTAAACTAGCGTCTACACTACTAGCAGCTTTTTTTACAGCATCTAATTCTTGTTGTAATGCAGCAACTGATTTAGATTGTTCTGTTTCAAAAGGAACCATATCAAAATCACCAACATCACCAAACTGTCTTAATGAATCAGGATTTTGTCCACCTGTTGTTACTGAACTAGAAAATCTTTCATCAATAAAAGTTTGAGCATCATAATCTAATAATCTATCTAATTGTCTTTGACGTTCAGCACTAGATGATTGTGCTGGATTATAATCCTCAGCACCTTCGCCCATATAAGGACCTTCTTCGTAACCTTCAGCTAATCCAGTAACATCATCATCTCCGCTAAATGCAGAGCCTTTTTTAAATGGTTGTCCAATTTTTGGCATATTATATCATTCTCTTTTCATTTAGTTTAGCAGATAATATTTGCACTTCGCCACTTATCTCTTGTAATTTTTCCATAACATCTTTAGAACTAATTAAATCTGATGGACTATCATTACTTGCTACTATTGATAGCTTACCATCATAATCTATATATTCAACCTCTACATTTAAACCTGACTGAATAGCTGCTAATACACGTGGATATACAAGTTTATATGCATCAACACTATTACCTACAAACCCATCTTTGTTTACTAGGTTACTAGTTTGTGTATTTCCCAACAGTAAACAACCTGCAGTATTCTCATCTGTGTTACCTACGTGCCATAGTATGTACTCAAATCCTGGTACATCTAGTACCCATATCATACCTTTATGGAAATCTGCACCATACTTTGATATATATTTATTATGAAATCCACCTTCAGTACGTAGTCCTAGCTTATAAGTACCAGCAGGTATGCGTGTTTCACCCCAGACTTTAACATCACGTTGTTCATCTTCTAATGTGTAACAAAGAAATGTACGCTTACCATTGTTGACTTCAAATAGCAAACCTGATGTAGAGTCTTTTTGACTACTTACTCTAAGAACTTCGTACTTCATTTACTGATTCCCATACTGCACACCAACCATAAGGTGCTACTTGTTCTTGGAATTTAATGCAATAGTTATTAGAATAATATTCGCAATTACTACAATACTCACCAATTGTATTACTTCTGTTAACATACGCTCCTGGTAATGACATTACCACTTAACTTTATGTGACCAATACTTAGCAGACAACTTAGATGTAGGTTTACCTTGTGCATTATGTCTAGCATAATAAGACTTTTTACGTGCTTTATCTTTTTTACTTTTAGGATTTTTACCAGCACCTTTAACGCCTTGTTGTCCAAATCTAACTAACTTGTATGTATTACCTTCTTTAGCCATAACAACATGCGATTTAGTTTTGTGGCTAGGTGTACGTTTAGGTTTATTAACACCACTAAGACCTTCTTTTTTCATTGTGTTTTTAATACGTTCAGGTATTGCCATTATATCTCCTGTTTTCTCGTTTAACTAAGTATAATGATATCTGATTTGTAAAGCTATTTATTACTGCAGTTATCACTGCCATGCTTACAATTACAAATTTGAACAAACGAACCATCTTCTTTTTTTTCTACCATGCACATAATTACATTATAAACGCTGCAATAACTATGGCTACTGTTCCTACTAATCCTAGTATTTTATGAAACTCTGATTTATCTAATTTAGTATCTAATTGATTTTCTATTTTGTCTAACTTTTCTAATATCATTATATTTAATTCCTTCTGTGTGAAGCCATTACTATATTTTTCGTTAGACATTATGGTAGGTCATCCTCTCTAAGTGAAATAAAATCCCATTCCTTATCAAAGGATGAACGATTATCCCAATCCCAGTTACTTAATCTTTTAATATAAGAACTAATCTCTTTTAAAAAATAACCTATTAAGAAACCTATTATAAAATCCATAAGCAGGATTATAACATAAAATGTTATGCAGGTTTTGGATTATCAGATTTGACTTTTGCTATGTGGTCTGCCCAAACAGTAGTTCCATTAACGCTATCCCAGTACATCATATCTAACTGGTCTGCAATAGAACCATAAGCATCTTGTCTAGCTTGGATATAACCAAACTGTTGGTCATTCCACATAGAATTAGCTCTATCAATAATTGCTTGTTGATATTCTGTTTCAGTAAATTCTTTTACACCATTTGCGTCTTGACCAAACAATGGTTTAGCGTCCTCAACTTGTTGAGTTGCTATAACTGTTAGTTCTTCTAATGTTGCCATATCTCTCCTATATTACCATATATTTCTTATACTTACTTGTTTTTAACTATAAGCAATTCCATATAAACTAAAATCTCCACTCATAGTTCCTGCTGAAACAAAAAACTTTACACCATTATTTGCTTGTGCAACATAATGAGAGCCACCACCTATTTGTGTTTGTATTTCGCCTGTATCTCTTGTTCCACTACAATTACCAAACCACATTGGATATTTAGAACTTTCATTGAAATTACCTAATACAAATTCGCCTGACGCTACTTCCCCTGTTGAGTTTCCTAAGTTATTGTAACTAACATAAAATCTATCATAATTTTGTAAAGCATTATTATATTCGCTTACTGATGTTTCAACTATAAGTGCTTGATTATAATTTGCACCTGTTTGTTCAGTACTACTTGCAAAAACTCTCATTTGAAAAGAAATTCCGTCATTACTAAAAGTAACATTTCCCCACCTAACAATGTAATGATAATAATTTGTATTCCAATTTGTTAAACCTAAATCAACATAACTTACTGCTGAAGCTGATGTATGTTGCAATAATTCTAAACTACCTGAAGCCATTATTAACTCTCCCTATATCCAAAAACTCTAATCTTGCCACTTGTAAAAGTTTGTCCTGAATTAACTGTTATATATTTAAAACCTCTGCAACTTGTTGTAGCATTTAATTGCCCACCATAAATAACTAATCTTCCTGTAGTATCGCCTGAATAACTTGTAGAAAATATTTGTGTATAAACACTCTCATAAGGTTGTGAAATATTTATCCAACCACTCAAACCACCATTAGCAGAAAATACATCTGTTAAAACTGATTGCCACTCAGTATCACTAGAACTATATAAAGTTGCATTATTACCTGCCGTATCTTTAACTCTAAATCCATAAGAATAATTTGAAGTAATTTCTGTTCCTGAACTATCTAATAATCTTAAATCACTTCTTGTATTTGAACTGTTGCAAGATACATTAGAAAATACTATTTTATAATTTGTATAAGTGCTTGAAAAAACATTATCAACTGTAAAAGAAGTAACACCTGTTGTTATATCCAAATCTGCAATAGGTATTAATTTACTCATAGCACACCATATAAAGACATTGTTGTTCCTGCAATTATATTGTAACTAGCATTATTTGCATAAACTCTAAAAGAATTAAAAGCATTAAGAGTTGTAGTTGTATATAAAGTTTGATTTCTATATATAGAAGTATCATTTGTGTTATATCCTAAATAACCACCAACTGCACTATCATATTTTGAAGTGCTTAACCAATTATCAAAAATATACCAACCTATAGCAGTTGCAGTAGTGCTAGAGTTATCACTTGAAACTGCATAAGTATAAGCAGTATCAGTAGCAGAACTTGTATTAGTATTAACTGTTTTATTATTACCATAAATAGATGCTTTTCTATGTGTTGCACTTGTATAAAAAGTTGAACAATTATTAGTTGATAATCTAATATCTAAGTGTTGTCCATTAGTAGTTCCACCACCATTAAAAATAAATAATTGTTGTGTATAAGTATCATTTTGAATATTTGTAAAATCAACATAATTAGTTGAGCCTGTTGCAATTTGTGTAGATATATGAATTAAACCTGTTAGCTCTAAAGACCATTGTCCTGCATTTAATAAATCTACAACATCATTAACTTCAAATATACCTGTGTTAGAACCATCTGCTTGTGTAGGACTTTGAGGTATATATCCGTATTCGTTGCTTTTACTCATTTACTAAATCCCAATTTTGTGTTTCTTCGTTCCAAATATATGTTGTATCTTTACTTGTTTTTTGAGGACAAGCTATAGGTGGTTGCCAAGTCCAAGTAGTATTATCTAATGTCCAACTTGGATAAGGTTGTGGTGCATAAAAGACATCATTTACTTCGTCATAAATTGCACCTATACCTGCATAATTACCACGATAAGCAGTTCCACCAAGTATATGTTCATTATTATATGTATTATAAGAAGTTCTTTTGCAAGTCATACCTAATAAATTTGTATAGTGTTCTTCCCAAGATGATACATTGTCAGGTAATTCTGTTAAATCATTTTCATCTATTCCTACATATACTGCTTGAACAATATTATTTTCATCTAAAAATGCGTAATGTGCCATTAGGTCCAACTCACAGTTCCACTAACACCTGCTGTTATAGCAGTAACTTTATCGCTACCTACTGTAAATGTTGTAGCAGTTAAACCTGAAGTTGTTATTGTATGCGTACTAGGATAGCGTAAAATTACGATACCACTTCCACCACTTCCACCATTACCAAAACCATAAGCGTTGTCGTGACCACCACCGCCACCGCCACCTAAATTAGTAACACCGAATTGTCCGTAGCTTTCGTCAGTTCCAGCACCGTCGCCACCGCCACCTTGGCCACCGCCACCTCCATTAACTCCGTCAAAATCTACGCCTTTACCTCCGCCACCACCTCGTCTTGTAGCAATACCTGTAATTGAAGAAGAAAGACCGTTACCACCAGCTCTGCCACCTGCATTTTCAGAACCACCACCACCTCCAGCTGAACCACCAACTTGACCTTGAATTGGATTAGTTACTCTTGCACCGTTCCAACCACCACCAGAACCACCTGTATTACCTGTAGTCCTAAAGTTATTTCCTCTACCACCACCTGTAGCAGTTATTGTTGCAAATACTGAATTGCTACCATTATAACCACCTGAGCCAGATGTAATGCCACCACCACCTGCACCAACAGTTACTGTATATGAAGTGTTAGGTAATACTGTTAATGGTGTTTCTGTAGGTTGCTGACCACCTGAGTATTCTGAAGCATAAGAATTGCGATAGCCACCGCCACCGCCACCATTACCATTATCAGAACCACCTCCACCTCCACCTGCAAGAACGAGGTATTGAACTTGAAATGTTTGTAATTTAAACTGACCTTTTCTTAGTAATTCAACAACATCATTAACTTCAAATACGCCTGAGTTTGCAGAACTAGATTGTGTAGGTTTAGCACCTGTAAAGCCATACTTTGCCATAGGTACTCCTTATTAAACTGTGATTTCTAATGCAGACAAATATGCTTCTAAATCTCCTGAAGCTGCAGCACCTGTTATTTTAATTTGTTCTCCACTTTCAAGAACAAGTTTAGAAGTACCTGCTAACTCTAAAGAGCTATCTGCAGGAACTGTCATAGTGTGTGCAATTTCAGCTTTTTTAGTTGTTCCATCACTCTGATATATTGTACAAGTTACTGTATCATCAGCAGTACCATCAACGTTAGTAACACGAAGTGATATGATGATTGCAACATCAGCAGCATCTGCTGAAGGTGCAGTATATAGTAATTGTTCAGAGCTAGTAACTGCTATACTTGCTGTGTTAAATGCTTCTGCCATTTATCTTATCTCCATATATTTTATATGCTTCCCATAACTATAGCACGAGCCTTTGTACTTGTCGTGTTAGTAACAGAAAGTGCTTCCATTATTTCTCTAAATGCTAGTGATATTGCACCACCAGTATCAGGTAATAAATCTATATCTTCATCTATTGGTTTATTTCCAATAGTGTCTATTCCTAGACTTCCACCTTCTTTGAGTATTAATAATATACCCATAATTATCCTAACGCTATGACAAGTCCAAGACTAGCTTTTGTATTTACTGTTGATGTTAGTGTAGTTATCTCTCCATCAACATACGCTTTAATACTTTCTGAACTAGCTACATCTGTTGCTGTTGCACTTGCAAATGTATCATCATCTTGTATATCTGCTACAGCTATAGCAGCATTAGCTACTGTAGATACAGCGTCAACTCTGTCATTTAAATCTTCCATATGTTCAGCTAATACTGCTAAACGAATTGTTGTACCAATTTGATGGTCAGGTGGAGTACCACCATATCTGTTTTCTAAATCTCTTGTTATTGTAGATAATGTAGTTCCTGATGATGAAGTAACAGATACAACTTCTCTATTACCAGAGTTATCTGGGTCTAATACTAAATAAATAGGACTACCTGCACTAGCATTAATTACTGTAGTTCCATTAGTTGTAGGTGCAGTAGCAACTGTTGTAGATGTAGCAGCACTAGCTAACAAACTTGCTAATGTACTTTCATAAAAGTTAACTATTTGACTTTCTATATTCGCCATTTATGCTCCAAATCTCATAATACCATAAGCTGCAATACCTACTGTGTTAATAGAAGTTACATCTTCAAGAGATGGTTGTCTAGTACCACGCACTGTAATAATAGCATAATGTGTATCACTTCCAACTACTTCATTAGATTGTATTGGATAACTTATTTGCTCAACAACACCACGTATAATTTCTTCTGGTTGAAATATTTCTAATGTTACTGATGTACCTTCTTTATCTCTTAATGCTCTATATAAAGCATCTCCAAGACCTTTAACTCTAATAGGTTTTCTACCAGGTCTTTCTACTCTATCAGATATATTGATAGGTATTTGTACAACTACAAGTTCTGGTCTTGCTAATGCACGAAACTGTAGAGATTTGACTTCAGGAGTTGACACATTATTTGTACTTTTAAGAACTACTTTTCCAATAATATATCTTGACACTTCTGCTATTTGTTTTTCTACATCTCCAGTACCAGATATTTGTGTTAATGCTGAAACAAATGATGAATCATTAGGATTATTTAATGCTTCAAATTTGGTTGAGTATAATAATTCTACTTCTGTATTTGTAGGCATATTTACTGTCGATATTTCTGCACCAACAAATTGTTTACTTTCTGCAGTAAAAAAATCTGCAGCAGATGTAACTAAATAACCTTCAGATTCATATGTAGATTGTTCTTTATATACATCAGAACCCATACTTACCATTACAAACATTCCACCTGTTTGTGTAATTCCACATATTCGACCTGTTCCTGTTGTTTGCAAATCTCTAGCCAAACCACCTGTTGGTAAATAGTATCGCCACAAATTTGCTTCGTTAGTTCCTTCTTGTACACCTATGTAAACACTATCTCTTGATGTAAACATAGATGTAGGTGTTGTATTTATACTATCTTCAACCCATTCTTTTACTAACTGCCTGTTAGCAAGTACATATAAATCATCAGCTGCTACAAGTTCTGCTCTGTACAAACGTCCTATATCTCTAGTATTTTCTTTTGTACCAAAAAATATTATTCCTTCAGATGCTGCAAGAGAATGTACTTCTTCAAAAGGTATAGTTGATTGTCCTTGATTAACAAATGTTCCACTAGATAATTTAAAAGAATATATATTACCATCAGTGCTTGCAGCTAATACTGCAGCTCCTGCATCAACAATGTCTGTTATTCTATGTGTAGGTTCTACTTCAATTATTGCATCAGCAACAGCTAAATTAGATGCTGACCAACTATCAAAAGGATTAATATCCCAAACATGTTCTGCAGTGCCATCATTTCCTGTAATCCATAATGTATTTTTTACAAACCATATACCTGTTAATCCACCATTACTAGTTTGAGAATTATTTAATTCAGTCCAAGTACTACCGTTATAATATATTAACTGTGAACTTGATGTTCCATCTTTAGTAGTAAGATATAAACTATTTCCAAATGCAGCTATTCCAGTAAAATTATCTGTAGCACCATTAACTGTACTATCAATTTCTGTCCAACTTTCAGCATCTGCAGAATACCATACGCTAGTACCATCTGTTACCCAAATAGTTCCATTTGTAGTTTGTGTTAAATAATTATTATCACTAACAAAAGATGTACTAGCTCCTCTAACATTCATGTCAGCAGTTTGATGTAATAAATGTACATTGTAAGCTGTTTCATCATCTCCGTGAAATACATCAATACCTTTGCTATCCCAAAATCTATTTACATCATCTGGTTTACCATCACTTCTATGTGCTGTATCTAATCCTTGACCTGCATCAAATCTGTTTCTTGAATATATACGACCTAAGTTAGATGTAAAGTCTTCAGGATTTTGTTTAACATTAACTTGTTGTCCTGCTTGTACGTCAGATGATTGTATTGTCATTTCACGATTAGGACCTACAGCTGTACGTAAATAAATATTATCTAACTGTAAATCATAACCATATCGTTTTGGGTTACGAATATTTGATGTAGTAGCTACTCTAGGCATTAGGTAGGATACAATATACTATTTAACTGAACTGGTTCTGGATATTTAGACCTTAAATTACTTCTAGCTTGTTGTATTAATAACTGTTGATAACGTAACAAACTACTGCTAATTGTATTAGAACTACCAACTGGATAGTTTTGTGTAGCCATTTGTTCTGTAATATATCTAGCATCAACATTTTTAATATCTTTTCCAACTAACATTTGAGCAGCTACACCAGCCATAACAATTGGTTCATATTCTGTTTCTAAACCTACACTAGATAATGTTGTAGCTTCTGATGTTGGTGCTACAAATTTCTTTTTAAAAGTTACAAATACTGTATGACCTGCTGATATACCTACAAACTGTACAGCATGAACTACATTAGGACCTGAAGTGTAAGTCTTTGTTCTTTCTGTAGATGTATCATCAGTCCACACAAAAGGGTTAGGTAAGTCAATCATTTCTATAGCTACACCATTGTATTTAAGTCCTGTTTCATCAGAACCTGATTGCCAATCTGTGTATTGTGATATAGCTTTAAGTGGTGCAACTAAATAGTTATAAGTATCTCCATCTGTACCATATGTACCTAATAATTTATAACCTGTGCTAGCAGTAAGTTCAATAGTTTCTACAGCAAATAATGTAGGATAAAGATTTTTAATTTGGTCTGATACTGCGTCAAATACATTTTTACGAGGAAACGCAGGAGTTATTTTAATTAAATCACTAGCACTATGAGCTGCAGCTGTTGTACCTCTAGCACCTCTAGTTACAGTTATTTCATTAGTAACAGTATTAAGAGCAGTAGAAAACATAAGTTCTTGTCCTACTTCTATAATTGCACCAGCATCTAATGCATCTTCTTCTTCAGAACTAAACATATCATTAGCGTATGCTAGTGTTGTGTCAGAATCAGATATACCACCAGTTAAATAAGAATAAGACTCAACAGAATCCATTGGTTCTAGGTATTCTCTAAATACCCTGTCTACTAGGTTGCCTATTGTGTCACTCACAATGACTCCTAACTTTGTTTAAATATTAAATTTATTGTTCTGTCAGCTGCTTCTGCACTATCAGATACTATTCTTAAAAATCCTGGTGTAGCAAATGCCCAACCACTAGGGTCAACTCTAACTACATCTCCTGCTGAAACTGTATAAGTTACATCTGTTCCATCTGTTTCTTTAACGTCATACCAAGTAGTTCCGTTAAAAGAAAAATCAAATGTTACAGTTGTACCAGTCATTGTTGTAGGAAACACTATACCTGATAGCAATAATCCACCACATTGTGCAGCAGATGACTGAGTTGTATTATCTGAAATATCTATTAAAACTTCTTTTTGTAATTGCATATCTTCCTTACTATAGCAGAAGAAATGGGAGGAAGGTGGATTCCCCCCAAATCTTCAAATTAAATTAAGCTACTTTAGCTATCTTTAGATGGTATGAAGGAGGACCGAAGTCGTATCCCATTTCCATGTAGATTGCTTTAGCAACTTGTGCATTTGCATCTTGGTCAATATCTCTTACGAATACTGTTCCGTATCCAGGGATATTTGTAAAGACTGGCTGTATGAAAGCAAAGTCTAAGATGAATGCTGTATTTGCAGGAATGATATTAGGGTCAATAACCATCATACCAATTTGTCCAAATGGTGTGACAATTACGTCAATATCAATACCAGCCAAGTTTCTATCTCTTGGAAGGATAGCACCTGTAATTCCAACGTTACCTGCAAGTAATTCTTTATTTAAGTCAAGCAATTGCTTTGGACTTAAACAAAGTACTGGTTGTACCATTGGAGCGTGTGCATCATACAATCTCTTTAAAGAGTTTGCAACTGCATCCCAAGATAATACTTGGTCACTTCCAGAACCGTCACCAACTGTATCGTTGTAGTATACGTTACCACCAACGAATGTTGGAGCTGTGTCATTATCTGCGTTTGCATTGAGTTCACACCATTCTTTGATGCCTCTCATACCTCTAGTACCAGCTCCTGGAGTGACGTTAGCACCGTCAGAGAAAGTACCATTGAATGCAAACCATTCAACTTCTCTAGCTACTTTTTCAAGAGCTAAAGACATTTGCTCTGCAAATTCATCAACAATTGGATTAGAACCAGCTAAAGATAATTTATCTCCTGCTGTAACTGTTCCATCTCCATCAGATGCATTTACGATTGAAGCACTTAAATCAAAAGGATTTTGGTGCTGAAATGTTGCCATAGCTGTGTAAGTCATCTTAACACCCTTATGGAATATCTGTGTCACACCTGTGTATGCAACTCTATCTCTACCGAGATATTCTGTTGGTGCATTACCTTCTTGTGCCTTTGTTGGGGCAGAAGATACTGTGTGTGAGTCAGCAGCTTGGATTTGCCAGAAAGTAGATTGTAAAACCTTACCTCCGTTTAATCCACCTGTTGCAGATAAGAAAGGAGTTCTTTGACCACCTACACGGAATAGCTCCCCAGAAAAGTTATTAATATTCTGAGAATAAATTGCGTTACCTGTCAGCGATATTGCTGCCATAAAACACCTCCGTATGTGTCGTATTAAATTCTTTTACTTATTTTTTTTGTTGGTCCATAATGTTTAGCTTGGCTCTCAAAGAATCTTTTACTGAAGCTCCTTTAAGTGCAGCAGCTAATTGCTCATTTATGTCCATAGGTACTTCTGAAGCAGAATTTGCATCAAGTGCAGCTACTCTAGACCTAGCATCATCTTGTACAACTGGTGCAGGTTGTGACTGTGGTGTAGTAACAACAGCTCCTGTTGGTTCAAAACCATACTCATCTTTAGCAAACTGTGCGATAGACTCTAAATCTACAGGTCCATCGTACACTTGTTTCAACGCTTTACCGAAACCTTTGTCAGTAGATAATCCTAATTTTCCAAAGACATTGCTAATTTCTTTATCTTTATAAGAAGCTAACTCTGCCTCTAGTTTCTTGATAGTATCATCTTTTCTATCAATTGTTTCTCTCATTTGTTTTACACCATGTTCTTGCGGTGCATCAAATTCTTCCATTTGTACCTCCACTATGTGTTAACCTATCTGACAAGACCATAGGCATCTTGCCGTGGTGCTACCTTTACCACTTGACTTATCTCTCTGGTAGCTAAAAGCTATAAGTCCATTACTCTACGGTTTTTAATACGAGCTTTCTACGTAGGCTGTGAAAGCTGAATGCAGGTCTATTTGTAGCGGACCACGCAACGCCTAATATTTATTATACACTAATCTGCTATAAGTCCAGTAATTTGTTTATCTTTTTTAGCAGCACCTAATTGTACACCTTGTGTAGATGCTAGTTCTGATTGTATTCTTTGTACACGTTTAGCAGCAGTAATATCACCAACTGCATAATCTTCTAATGTAGATAAGTCTAATTCTCTACCAATAGTTTTTGCTTGTTGCATCATAGCTCCAGCAGTTCTATATAATTCTCCAGCTTTATCTACACCTAATCCAAGTTTTCTTAATCTTTCAAAGTTTTGGAATGTACCTGTAAATCCTCTAGATGTAGCTTGTGCTTGTAATTGTAAAGTAGCTATGTCACCTTCTAATATTTTATCTTGTATTTTAGGATTAATTAATGCAGCAAATACAGTTCCACTATCTAATGGTATGTTATATCTTTCTTTAAATAATTTTTCTACTTCAGGTATTTGATTTTTAACACCAGCATAAACTAAATCTATTCTAGCTTGAAATTCTTCTGCAGATACTGGGTCACCAGTATTATAACCTACAGCCATATCAGTAAATTCATCTTCAAAATCTGTAAAATCTGTAACACCAACTTCAGCTAATGTTTGTTTATAAGATGCTTTAACACCCATAAAAGAAATTTCACTCATAATTAATGTTCCATCATCACGCATTAATTTACCAAAGTTATCTTTCCAAGCTTTAGTTTGTCTAGTTAATCCTACAGCTACATCTTTATCTCCAGTTTTAACCCAAGCTTTAGCATATTCTTGTAATACAGCTTCTGGTAAAAATGACATCATACCTTTAGCTACATCTAAACCTTGTGATAAAGTTCTACCATTATTAGATTCTGATGCTGTAGGTTGATAGCCACCATAATCTCCAGCATAAGTTTCATCTCGTACACCTTGTACTGATGCACCAGCAAATCCTTCTCTACCAGGTATTTTTCCTGATAATAAACGTTCTAATTCAGATTCACTTTCGCCAGGTCTAGCTGTATCATTAGCTGTTGTTCTAGCTCCACCTGGTCCTATAACTACTACTTGTGCCATTATCCTACAAAGCTCCTACTTGTAATAATACCTTCACCAAATGCTGAGAATGCAGCTTTAGCAAGGTCATTTTTAACTTTTGCATAACCACGATTTAAACCTTCTTCTCTCATCAACTCAAGTTCTTTACCATAATCATTAGTTTTAATTAACTTGTCTAGTAATGGGTCATCATCTTTAAGATTAACACCCATAGTTATTGCAGCATTTTCTTTTTTATTTGTCACAATACTAGCCCAATCAATTTCTCTATCATACATATCATAAAATTGATATCTTCTATCTTTAAGTTCATTAATAAAATTATCTTTAAATAAAGCATTGTTACGCATTTTACCTGCAAGTTCACCAATCTTTGAAGTGTATTGTCCTTGTAAATGTTTTGGTAAATAAGTATCTAATAAATTTTGAACTTCAGTTTCTTTATCTGTAGTAGTACTAATAGTTTGTCCACTTAAAGCATTAACTAATCCTGAATCTAATGTTACATCTGCGTATGGGTCAAACACTCCTTGCATCTGCATTATTGCTTCTTGTTGTGTAAAGTATCCACGTCTAGTCATATCAGCTAAATAATACACAGCATTTTCTGGTAATTTACTACCATAAGTTTTCATAGCTGTTTGATTAAATATATCTGTATATAAAGATAAATTCTTTTCAAACTGTACAGGGTCTGTAAATTCAGACCTTTCTGCTATAAGTTGTGATTGAGTTACTTGTAATCTTTCTAATATAGCTCCATACAAATCTGTTTCTTCAAAAGCTTCAACAGCTTTAGCCATATCACCGTTATTAGCAATGTAATATCCAGCTAAATTATTTATATATTCATCATCAGCTAATAATCTAGAAGTAATTTTTCTTCTATTATTTTCTGCAGCAGTTAAAAAATTATTTGCTATTTGGTATGCGTCACCTTCAATATCTAATATTCCTGCTGGTACGCTAACTAATTTATCTCCATTTAAAAATCCACTTTCAAAACTACCAATAGATATAGTAGGTATACCATAATCTTCTCTAGCATATTTTTCTTCATCATCTGTAGCTTTAGGTTCTTCTCTGCTATCGTAATAATTACTAATGTCTTTAAGTGTTAAATTTTTTGGTAAATCTAATGCATATGAATAACTACCAAGGTCAATAATAATTTTATATCCTTCACCTTTA